ATACACCGTTTGTGTCATATAGTTATTACGTATGTAAGTAGGTAGTTGTAAGTAAACAATATATGTAAGTAAACAATATAAAAATTAAGAGACATATTATATATACGCAAGAAATAGCATCACAAATGTCTTCTACAGGCATGGTAATAAAAATAGATAATCGTGAGACTGACTTGATACCTTTAATTGAAAGAAGAATAGAAGCAAATTTGCTGGAATCTCCTACACCGATTCGTGAACATTCGTCGAAGCAGAGCAAACAGAGCAAGAATGGTTGCTTGGTTCCTCTTCATCTGTTTGACAATGTTGATGTGAGCAATGCCGCCAGCAATGCCGTGAGCAATGATATATTATTAGATGGAGATGTAACAGAACCGAGAGAAAATGCGAAATTACATAAAATGAAAATAGAGCAACTTCATATTGGCGATGTTGTTTTTGAAGACGAGTCGGGGAAACCCGTTATCATTTTTGAAAGGAAGACTCTTTCTGATTTAGCTGCTAGTATTAAAGATGGCAGATACAGCGAACAATCATTTCGATTAGATAAAGAAGCTACGCATAATCACAATATCGTTTATATTATTGAAGGGGACATTGAAAGGTACAATGAAAAACGAACGCATATTTCGAAAAAAACGCTTATTAGTTGCATGTTCTCGCTTCTATATTATAAGGGATTTTCGGTTTTGAGAACAAACACAATATGTGAAACAGCGGATACGATTATTTATTTTGCCAGTAAGTATAATAAAACTACTATAACTGAAAAAAATCGAAAACCGTATTACGACCTTACTGCGCCGGTGATGTGTGGTGAGGGGGAAATGGTTCAAGAGTCGACATCGACAGATACCGAAGAAAGTGAAAAATATTGCGGTGTTCTTAAAGGTCATAAAGAAAAGAATGAATATATAACTCCTGAAAATATAAATATAATCATGTTGTCGTGCATACCTGGTATAAATTCAAAAACAGCTACGCAACTTATGAGTGAATATAAGACGATACAAAATCTCTTATATCAACTTGAAAAAGACCCCACGTGTTTAAATACGTTTATGATAAAGACGGAACAAGGCGGTACGCGGAAAATCAATAAAAATTGTGTGGATAATATTAAAAAGTTTTTATGCGGAAAGAATCAATAGTAACAACGCATGGGTGTGCGTGGGTGCGTGATTTACTTTTTTACTTTACCGTCTGTGAAGTATCCTTTATCGACGAGTGTTTGTGTGAAGTCGGCACCTCCCCAATTCGAGTCCATGGGATTTGGGCTATGTCCTGTTGACTGTGTGATATAGTCAAGCATCATATCGGGTGTAAAATCACCTTGATCAGTGTCATTATAATTATAACCAGGGTAAGAGTTGACATTAAAAGGGGGTTGTTCGCGCGATGCATCTAATATAGGTGTAACATAATTTCGTGGTGGAGGAGTAGAAGGAAAACCGGAAGCAGGTACGCCACTTAAACCGCCTAATAGATTTGTAGGACCAGGGCGAATCTTATAGGACTCGGTGCCGTTGGCTTCGCTTGAGTGTTGCAGGTATAAAACGGGACATATATTTCCCGTTGCGCGTTGAAATTCTACGAATTCTACATATTCTTCTAAATTATTAAATATAACCGGATTTACACCAGGGACTTCCTTTTTCTTAGAGTTATATAAATAAAGAAGCGCTCCTTTTTGTATTAAAACATTCGGACAATTCGTATTAACTCCTGGCATTGTTAATGCTTCTTTAAAGTCAGCCGATGTATAATTTAATACAAAATATGTAACCATTATAAATAAAATGATGATTGATACATTTTTTAACATTGTCTGTATTTTATATTTTATATTTTATGTTATATACTATTTTATTATAAAAAAATATTACAACATATGTTTATAAAATAATATACATTAATTATATAAGATGGGAATCTTTGGAAATGATAATGAACCTAAAACAATAACCGATTCTGAAATTATGGAATTAAAAAAAAAACACGGGATTGTATTATTTTATATGAACGGGTGTGGGCACTGCGAAACTATGAAACCTTCTTGGAATAAACTAATAACAGAACTCAAGGATAAACATAAGAACGAAATTATTTTAGCAGCCATCGAAAGTAGCAGTATGGACATGTTTAAAACCCATGGAATAAATCCGGCTGTTTCGGGATTCCCTACAATATTATACTTTCAACCAGGTAGACACAACATGCCTGAACATTATAAAGGCGACCGTAGTTATGAAGACTTGAAAAAATGGATACTAACTAAAAAAGGGAAAGGAAAAGGGAAAAAAGTAAGTAACGAGTCTCTTGTTATCTTAACGAATAATGCGAATAATGCGAATAATACAAATAATACGAATAATATTGACACAAGTAATAAAAAAATGAACAATAAGAATAATAAGAATGGTGTGGGTATGGGTCTGGGTATGGGTAAAACAAAAGGGGTCGCATTTTCTCAGTTCGGTGGTGGTGGTGTAAGGGGTAAGACCAAAAAACAAAGACATATGAAGAGACGGAGGTCACATAAACGTCGCGTGACTTCAGTGCGTAAAAATTCAAGACGGTGTGTTCGCCGCTAACGATGTTCTGCATCAACCACGACTAGATACTATATTTTTATTTTTTGGGTTGTTTAGGGACTCGAAAAAATTGAAACAAAAAAACGGGGCATATGTTTAGGTAGAAGAAAATACAGAACCGCCACGACCTCCAAATCCCAATGGCTTCATCAAATGTTACGCACGAGACGACTCCATCTCCTCTCTTGAAGGAGGAAACCAAAGGAGTCCTGGTTGTCCGAAAGATGAAGAAAATTAAAATCGATTTGTCTACAATATCGCGCATTTTGAATGTGACGTGCGAAACGTGCGAAACGTGCGAAATTATCAACAATGATATTAGCAAAATCGCCGTCATCAACAATAACATGAACGACGACCATCTCAATATCAACCGCAATAATATTTGTGATGGAGACTGCACTGAGGAGGTGAATGAAAAGTGCGGATACTACTATAAGAACAGGGATAAAAAATTAGAATACCAAAAAAAATATAACAAAGAACAAGGTGATAAGATAAAAAATTACAACAAGGACTATTACCAAAAAAGAAGAGAAGAAATTCTTGAGAAGGCGAAGACGAAGATTATTTGCGAGTGCGGGTGCGAGGTTCAGTTATTTAACATGAACAGTCACAAAAAAACGAAGAAACATGCGCGTGCGCTTGAACAGCGAAAGAAGGAGCTGTGAGACGTGCGCTATCAGATATAAAATTATATAATTATTTTTTTATTTATATAATTATTTTTATTTAACTATTTTTTATTTACTTTTATTTACTTTTATTTACTTTTATTTACTTTTTATTTATTTTTATTTACTTTTATTTACTTTTTAGTTTTTTTAAGTGTTTTATTATTACTTGTTTTGCAGTTGTTTACTTTTTTAAACGACTTTCGATTTTTATTATGTATATTAAGCTGCATTACAGGTTCATCTTTTTCGAAAAATTCTTTCATATGTTCCATCATTTTTTTGCCTACAATTACATCTATTTCCTGTCTCTCTTTACTTTTTTCTATTATTTCGTATAATATATTACACATAAAAAGCTCTTTGAATACATCTTTATTTTTTATATCATTTGAAAGAGGCGAATTTATAAACCGTGTTATCATTTCATTTTCTGGCAAAATATTCTTATATTTTTTTACATGGATATAGTATACATTATCGGTGCTCATCTTAGGATGAAACAGGTCATCTATAAAACATATCTCGATATCCGGTGGTAGTTTAGTACATCGAATGAAGTCGTCAACGCTTTTATCATGCGATGTTCTATTTATTTCAACAATTTTTCCGTTTATTTTAAATGCGGCTATTATTTGTTCGAATATTTTTGATTTTAGCTTGTGTTCGAAATAACCTTTAATGTGTTCTGCCCATTTTCGTTCGCCTGTATTGTTTGTATAAATCATAACAGCTTGACATTTATTTTCTTTCTTTTTTTGTAATAAGTATTTTAAAATATTCATAATATTGGGTCTAATAACTTCAGGGTATAAATCCATCAGTTCGTTAAAAATACTATATGACTTATTTGGATTTTTATAGAATTTGTCTATATAATTACAAATCTCCCCAAACTGTCCGAAATATCCCAATGTTTCATCTAAATCAAATACAACCACTTTTTTTTTATCATCTTTTTCTTTGTTTTTGTCTTTGTCTTTGTCTTTGTCTTTGTTTTTGTCTTTTACTAATTTAGGCATTTAGGATGAATATAAATATATAAATATATATTTTTATAGATATAAAAAATATTATCTACTTTTAATATAACTTTAATATAACTTTAATATAACTTAATATAATTACATAATTATGGGTATTTTAACTAAAAGTGATTATGAAAAAATATTAAATTATTATAACATACCCTTTTCTACATCCGATTCTTCAAAACAAATAAAAAGTAAAGCGGAAGAAATACTTGCTGACAAATTATGCAAGTGTATTAAAAAAGTCAAAGAGGATACAAATGACCCAGATAAAGACGAGAGTCGCGCAACTGCTATTTGCAATGATACCGTCTTTCGCCGCAAGGGTATTCGACACGCCGCGTTTACATGTAAAAAAAAACCCAAATTGTTAAGGTTTAATGGAAAAAAATATTCACTAGTAAAAAGAAGTAAATATTTATCGAAAAAACAAAAAATAAGAAGATTGCAGCTAACAATGAAAAAATAAATCAATATATGCTACACGTTGATTTTTTTTAATTTAATTAATTAATTTGTTAGAAACGTAAAAATACTAACAAATTAATTTACATGTATTGGTTCACTACATAACATTTTAAGCAGATGGTTTAGACTGACGAGGTGCCTTCTTAGAACCCGCGCGAGGAGTTGCAGGAACATCGCCGACGCTATCTACTTCCTGTTTTGCGGGTTCAGGTGCAGGTGCAGGTGCAGGAGCAATATGTGCAGTAGTTGACTGTGTACGAGAAGATTGTCTCTCCGAATAACCCTCTACACGTGCACCACCACCGCGCCCACCGCGTCCTCGACCACCACCATAGTTTCCACGAGGTTGCGAACGTTCTCCTTGGTCACTGCGAACAAGCATCCACTCGCTTCTCCCACGACCTCCACTATCTACGCGACCACTACCACTAGCACCACTAGCACTACCACCACGTCCACGAACTTGAGTCCTTCCGCGGTCGCTTCTCTCGGTGCTAGCACCCGCACCCTCCTGAGTTGCACGATGCTCATGACGAGTCTCGCAAAACAACTTGCCACCCTTCACGCCGCGAACATCGCCTGCTTGAAACTTATGGTCTCCGGTCTCAGTTGTTACTACTGAAAACTCCACATACTCTCCCTCTACCAAATAACGGTATTGCTCCTGACTTACAGTAACCGCTGAGTGGTGTACAAAGACCTCGCTCGCATCTTTGTACTGGTCGTTTCCTCCAACGACCGAAATAAACCCAAAACCTGTCTTGTTATTAAACCACTTCACGCGCCCAGTAAGACGAACAGGGGCTGATGTAACAGAAGAACTTGCACTACTCATTGTAATCGCTGATACTATAATATGATTTATGGCTTTAAGTATTTTTGATTATTTATTATTATTGTTTGCTTATTGCTTATTTTTTATTTATTATTATTTGTTGTTTATTGATTATTGTTTATTGTTTTAACGACATGCCTCTATATGTATCACGATATGTATCACGATATGTATCACGATACTACAATGCTCGCATCAAAGTCTTGCACTGTCGTATCATATATAAATAGTCAGGCTTATCTTCAAATTCCAAAGTATATGCATAGTCTAATAATTTCTTAAAAATAGCAGGAAGACCTTCGCATATCTCAGCTGAAGTAGTCTTTACCTTTTTAGAGTATACAATTTGTTCCTTCGTTATCGTATCGCCTTTCTTTGGGTATAACCCACACCACGGTAATGTGCCTTTTAATAAATAGATTGAAACATACAATATTGATATTACATCGTCGCGTCTTGAGTATACACACCCATCGTGTACATGAGTGCTCACATATCGCATCGTTCCCACCATCGATTTGTCATTCGTATTCATAACATGCTTGTCGCCTTTTTTGTAAAACTTTGAAAGACCAAAATCTATTATATGTAATGTTGCAGTCTTGTCGTTTTCTTTTTGGTCCTTTTGGTCCTTATCCGTTTTCGAAATACCTATCATAAAGTTTTCAGGTTTTATATCGCGATGAACAATACCAGCATCATGAACTCTACTGATAATCTGTAACATTTCTATCATGTAACCTACGACCTCCTTTGTGAATGGTGGTAACTTTTTTATCATACTGTCTACATCATCGTCCCCGTTTTCACCTTCCCTGTCCGCGATACTAGTTTCGGGGCTTTGGCTTTGGTTTTGGCTTTGGCTTTGGCTATTAACATCAATACCTCCCGTGTTATCTCGTTCACTAGAACTATTCGTTCCCTTTTTGCCGGTATCTTTCTCCGATACTATTTCATCTTGAGACTCGGTGCTGTTATGCTCGGGTTTGGTTGTACATTTAGAGATTCCATTCTTCAATTTGTGTATATCTTCGGATAAACTATGCGAAAATAAGTCCATCACAATTATATTCTTGTTTGCCTCTACGCCAAAATATCGCAACTTTACGACACCTGCCGTACCTGCTAAATGATTCAGTATCTTTGACTCCCATAAAAGTGTCGGAAGTTTCGCCGTAGTTGCCTCAAATTTAATCGCTACACCATCGCCCGAAATAATATTTTTCCCTTTATACACCGTTCCAAAACTCCCTGCGCCGATTTTCTTTTCGAATATATATTTCTGATTGATTAGTGTCCGGTTGCGGTATTTATCTTGCAAAGCATGCAAAGCGGTACTATCATGGGATGATGGTGACGTATCTGTAGTAAGTATCTCTTCTGGTGATTGTGTCATGATGCTATCTTGCGCTGTGTTATATTGATGAGATAAGTTCCGTGGGATAATGAAACAATATGTTATATACTATATTGTGTCATATTTATAAATCAATTTTATTAGATAATTATAAAGGTATCAATGTGGATTTACACATAAATTCACAATATTTTTTATCGTCTAGACAAAACTCGCTTAGTTCTTTACTGTATAATGAATTTAAATACACACCAAGTGTATGTTTTTCCCAGAAGCCATTCACATTTTTACTATATTCGTTTATTGGTTCATATAATGGTGTATTTAAAACAACCTTATGTAGCCCAGAATCGAAATATTTTTTTTTTATATTTTCATTCGTAAATATGTTCAATACGCGGATTATATCTTTCTCCTTTCGCAATCCTTTTTTTTGTGTTTTTTGTGTTTTTTGTATTGACTTGTCACATACTTGTTCTTTATTTGTATTATGTTCTTTTATTTCAACTACAGTCATAACTATATTATTTTCAGTAGTATCTTCTACTTGACTCGGTTGAAATATTTTTTGTGTATTTTTCAGAAGATCGGGACGAATCTGTGAATCTTTCGCTCTGTCCTGTGCTAATCCTTGAGTTTGACGCAAAAGGTTATCCAATTTGTCCTGAGCTTTTGCATCCCCCTGTGCTGCTGCGAGGCGATAAAAATGCAGAGCCTGAGATTCGTCTTTTGCAACACCTAAACCTTGCAAAAACATTAAGCCCAATGATCTCTGAGCAGCTAGATACCCCTGTGCCGCTGCAAGTTGGAACCACCGCATAGCCTCTACATAGTCTTGACCAACACCTTGACCAAAAAAAAACATGATGCCCAAATGGCACTGAGCGCCTGCATGCCCCTGTGCCGCTGCAAGGCGGTAAAGTCGTATCGCTGCTGTATAGTCTTGGGCGATACCTTCATCAAGACCATATTGATACTTATGACCTAAGTTGAATAGAGCATCGGCATCAGCATCACCCGATGTCACTGTCGACTTTACTTCATTATTAACAGGCATAGGATTGTTTACTAACTCGATCAATCCGTTTATATATTTTTTCCTATATTCAGTAAAGTAGTCTATAAAGGGGTTGTTATCAAGGTCTGGATGTTTACCAAAAACGCTATCTACACCATCTTTTAATTTAGTTATTTTTTTATATTCGACATACAATTCAGGAGATTTTAATTTATTTTTGTCTAATTCATTAAGAATCTTAATACATTCATATTCTTTTTTATATAATAACGTTCTTCGTTCTTCGACAGATATGGTCATAATTTCTTTTTGTTTTCGTATTTTTACATTTCTTTTATTCAACGCTTCTTGACTTAAAAGACACTTAGTTACACAGTCAATAAAGTTTTTCATATTATTCCCATATTCCCCTGCAATATCCCATGTTATATCGCTTGCTTTCATATTAAAATAATTAGCCACATTAGGATATACCTTTTTAAATTCTTCAAACATATCATAGTCATGGTCAGTTAATATAGTTTTACAGTTTTTTAGTAATCTTATCCACTCTATCCTTATTTCGTTTAGTGCTTTTTGTTTATAATCGTTAAATAGGTTTTCTCTATATTTATCCCAATGAGACATATCTTGTCCTCCATGTGTCATTTCAGCAGGACATCTATATGACCCACGCATTCTGTGATGCTCTTCGCTTATTTTGTATAAAATTTGTTTTTTATTATCAAGACTTATCTTTGCTCGAATAACAAAATCGGACATAGTATTATTATAATTAATACACTGCTCGAGACCTTTTATATAACATTCATAATCATAAATTCTCTGAATTATAGTTTTTTTCTCTTCTTCTAAATCATATTTGGCAATAAAACAATCTTTTACTATTCTCTCTGTAAACCCGTTCATTTATCGTGTTGTTTTAATAACATGTTATACAATGTAGTGTAATATTTCTAATTTGTTTTGTTATATTATATTCATAACTCACTGGGCATCATCTTCCTAATCGTTTTTAGTAATGTCGTCGAAATATTCGGCGTACGCTCCATATACAATACGTCACAAGACACCCAATCAAATGCTCCAATCCAGTCGTCTCCCATCATTAATATTTCCGCACCCGTTTGATTTACATAATCGTTTTTTTGTTCAAGACTCTCTTCTTTAAAGATTTCATCTCCGAGATGCGTGTATTCAATCACCTCTTTTCGTTTTTCATATTTATCTACGCTATTTTTCCCTTTTCTCTCATTTAATTCGTCACTCGACAATCCAATATAAAGATAGTTGCAGAAATTCTTACACCGCGTAAGTATATTATTGTGACCATAATGGAATAAGTCAAATGTT